ATAGCACTAGCATCTAACTCCACCAAATATAGTGTTTATATCTCTAGAATTGGTGAAACAGATTTACTTACAGATACATTTATTTCTAACCAGCCTTACTTGGGATCTCTCTTTAAGTCGCAAAATGCTTCTACATGGGAACCAAGTCAGTGGGAAGATCTTAAGTTTACAATGTATAGGGCAGACTTTGAACCTAATGGAACAGTAGAATTCTATAGTCCAGAATTGACAAGAGGAAATAATCAGATCCCAACACTTAGACCTGATCCATTAATTATTAACTCCAGAAAGGTAAGAGTTGGTCTTGCAACAACAGTTGCAGATAGTTACGAATTAGGTAACACATTCTCTCAAGATGGAACAAATGCAACAGGTAATCTAGTAGGTGCAGGTGGTTCTGCTACAGGAACTCTCACTATCGCTAATGTTGGTATTGGTTATACTCCTCTTGATGGTAATCATACATTTAGTGGTGTTAATTTAACAACAGTTACTGGTCAAGGTAGAGGTGCTATTGGTAATGTATTCATTGAAAATGGTCAGGTTGGTGCTTGTACTGTTACTTCAGGTGGAAGTGGATATGAAGTAGGTGATGTTGTTGGAATTACTACTATTGGTCTTTCTACTGGTGGTAGTGGAACCGTTGGTAGAGATGGTCAATTTACTATTGCTGGCATTGGAATGACCAATGAAATTACACTGGATAATGTTCAGGGTAACTTTGCTACTGGTGCTGGTAAGACCATGAGGTATACGAATAGTGCTGGTGTTACCACTGAACTGAACTTCAGTCATGGTGGTAATGTTACTATAAGTTCACTTGATAATGAATCTGATGGATTACACATTAAAGTTAATCATCAGAATCATGGAATGTATGATACTGAAAATATAGTTAAGATATCTGGTGTTGTTGGAAATGTAAAACCATCAAAACTAAGTCTTGCTTTAGATGTTGGTAATGCAAGTTCCTTTACTGTAGATGATGGAAGTGTTTATGAGAATTTTGAAAATGTTGGAGTTGGAACAACTAACATAGGATTAGTTAAAATTGGAGATGAAGTTATTCAGTATAACAACGTTTCTGGTAATGTTCTTACTATTGCCAATAGGGGAAGTAATAAGATCAATTATGCAGTTGGTACTCCTGTTAATAAGTATGAACTCACTGGAGTTTCGTTAGCAAGGATAAATCGAACTCATGGTTTATCTACTTCAACTGCTTCAGCAACTTCTGGATCAATTGGATTTGATTCTTATAATATCAAACTTGATATGTCAGGTGAAGATAATATTGACGGTATATCACATAATGATACCACTGATAGAAGCACTGATGTTGGATTCCCTAAATTATACTTGGGTCAAACTCAAACTTCTGGTGGATATCAGGTTAATGCAACTCAAAACATGCAGTTCCAAATTATTACTCCTATTTGTCATAACATGACAGTGACAGGAACTTCGCTTGGTGCAGAAATTAGAACTACTTCTGCCACTAGTTTAAGTGGAGATGAAATTCCTTACATTGATCAGGGATTTGAATCTGTCACTATTGGTGAAAGTAATTACATGACAAGTCCTAGAGCAGTTTACTCAAAGGTAAATGAAGATGATAGATTAGATAATTTTGAAGGAAATAAATCTATGCAGATGAGATTAACTCTCATAACAACTGATCCTAGATTATCTCCTGTTCTTGATGCTCAAAGAGTCAGCACAATCCTTACAAATAATAGGGTTAATGATGTAGTTAGTAATTATGCTACTGATAGTAGGGTAAAAACTATGAATGAGGATCCTACGGGATGTCAATATATTACTAAGGAGATATCTCTTGAAAATGCTGCTACTTCTATTAAGATATTATTAGGTGGACATATTCATGCTGATTCTGATATTAGATGTTTCTATGCTATTGGTGATAGAACTGGTTTCCAACCAATCTTTACTCCTTTCCCAGGATTCGAGAATATTAATAGCAAAGGACAAGTAATAAATTCTGCAAATAATAATGGTCAGTCTGATTCATTTGTTCCTAAGACCAATCAATATGGTTTTGGTGATTCTGTACAATTTAGTGATTATACCTTTACTGCAGATGATCTTCCAGCATTTAGATATTATAGAATTAAAATTCTATTAATATCTTCTGATCAGTGTTATGTTCCTAGAGTTAAAGATCTAAGAGTCATGGCACTAGCATAATATGGATCATTACAATATTGAAGGGCATCAGGATCTTGCAAGAGATCCTAAAACAAATGCCATAATAAATGTGAATTCTTTAGATTATACTCATTATACTGCTGGTAGAAAAGCAAAATTATCACGAAACGAAAGAGTCGAATCTATGGAACACGATCTTGCTAGTTTAAAAGGTGAAATTGGTGAAATCAAATCTCTACTCAAGGAATTAGTCAATGGCAAGTAAAAATCTGACATTTGATCCAAATGCAGGAGTCCCATATGCTGCTAATTTAGCACTTTATACGGGAGCAGATTTTAAGGCTACATTTAATGTGGTTGATACTTCTGATGTTGCTTTTGATTTTCAAGGATTAACAACAACTTCAGTTTGGAGTGGATCATCTCAAATGCAGAAAAGTGCAGGTATTGGTGCTACTACCACACCTTCAGGAACCTTTACTGTAGGGTTTACAAGTGCTGGTGGTGGTATATTTGAAATATCAATGGGATCTACTGCTACAAGAGATTTATCTGAAGGTAGATATGAATATAATGTTTTAGTAAGTTCAGGGGCAACAATTTATAATATAGTAAACGGAAATATATTAGTTCACGCTGGAATTGCTTCCGCACCCTAAATATTATAGAGGTAGAGTATAAATGGCACAACCAGGTAGTAGAGCTGAATTTAAAGAGTATTGTTTAAGGCAATTGGGTGCTCCCGTGTTGGAGATTAATGTTGCTGATGAACAATGTGAAGATAGGATTGATGACGCTATTCAGTATTTTCATGAAAGACATTTTGATGGTGTAGTTAGAACTTATCTTAAGTATCAAATAACTCAAGCAGATATTGATAGAGGAAGAGCCTCTGTACTAACAGGAAAGAAAAGAACAGGAATAACAACAGAGACTGCAACAGCAAATATTGCAGGAACAGATCAAGATTTTAGTTGGTATGAAAATAGTAATTATATACAAGTTCCATCATCAGTAATAGGAGTAGAAAAAATATTCCGTTTTGGTGGAAGTAATGCTATATCAAATAATATGTTTAGTATTAAATATCAGTTATTTTTAAATGATATTGCTTTTAATATGGGATATAATGGACTTTTAAGTTATGCTATGACACAGACATATTTGTCTGATATTGATTTCTTATTAACTACACGGAAACAAATTAGATTTAATCAAAGACAAGATAGGTTATATCTTGATATTGATTGGTCTGCATGTGAGGTTGATGAGTTTATAGTTCTTGAATGTTTTAGACTTATTAATCCTAATGATTATACTAGGGTATGGAATGATTCATTCTTAAAGAGATATGCTACTGCTCTTCTTAAAAGACAATGGGGACAAAACTTGTTGAAATTCCAAGGTGTTAAATTACCTGGTGGAATAGAAATGAATGGAAGACAAATATATGATGATGCAGAAAAGGATCTAGAAATTATTCGGGAGCAAATGTCCAATACTTATGAACTTCCACCTTTGGATATGATAGGATAGTATAGTGCTGAATCCATTTTTCCAACAAGGGTCTACTTCAGAACAGAATCTAGTTCAAGATTTAATCAACGAACAGTTGAGGATGTATGGTGTTGAGGTGCATTATCTTCCTCGCAAATATATGAATGAGAAGACAGTAATAAGAGAAGTAGTACAATCTATATTTGATGATTCATATCCACTTGAAGCATATGTAGATAATTTTGATGGATATGCAGAAAATCCTACTTTACTTTCAAAGTTTGGTATTGAGCAAACTAATGAAGTAACTCTTGTTATTTCTAGAGAAAGATGGGAAACATATAT